TCCGACTTCATCGAGTTCGCGTCCCTGACGCTGGCCGCGCACCTCGCCATGCCGCTGACCGGCAAGGCCGAGATGATGGCCGGAATGCGCAAGCTGGCACAGGAAGCCGGCCAGCGTGCCGCTGCGACCGCCGCCGCGACGGAAAGCCCGGAGGGCGGCCAGACTAACGATTACGTCGTCGCCGCGCAGACGCAGGTGGACATCGCCAACGCGGCCCTGGCGCTCCTCGGACAAGACGCGATCGTCACGTTGGGCGACCGGACCAAGGCCGGCGATATGGTCCGCCGGTTCTACCGGCAGGCCGCTGACGCCGCGCTCCGGGCGTTCGACTGGTCGTTCGCGCGCGGGATCGTGCAGGCGGTGGTCGCAGACGGGCCGCCCCTGACGAACTGGCAGTACGTCTACGAGATGCCGGATTGCGTCTCGATCCGGTATATCCAGCAGCAGGCGCACACAGAAGCGCCGATCCCGTTCCAGATTATCCGTATCGGGCCGCCGCCAACCCGCCGGTACATCTACACGAACACGCGATTTATCAACTTCGTCGTCACGTTCTACATCGAAGACCCGCTGCAATGGCCGGCTGATTTCCGGCAGCTCGTCGTCGCGAACCTCGCGCAATTGATGGCCCTGCCGTTGACCGGCAAGGCCGACGTGATGAAGGCCATGGCCGACCTCGCGACAGAGACCGCCAAGATGGCGATCTCCTCGGCGCTGGAAGAGGAGCCCGAACAGGCGGGGCAGGAGGCGCTTCGGGCCGACCCGATCCAGAACACCAGCGCCGTCGATATGGCGAACATGGCGCTTGGCCTTCTCGGGCAAGAGCCGATCCTGTCGTTCGCCCAGCGCATGAAGCGCTCGAACGTGGTGCGCCGGTTCTACGCGATGGCGCTCCGCTCGACGCTGCGGGCGGTGGACTGGCCGTTCGCCCGCGTCTACGCGCCGGCCGTGCCGGTCTCCGCACCGGCCCTGCCGGGCTGGCGCTACGCCTTCAAGTATCCCGACAACTGCGCGGCCCTGCGCGGGTTCGCGAAGCAATATCCGACCGACAATGAAGCGCGGTACACGGTCGCGAACGGGTCGATCTACACGAACCGGGCGAGCCCGACGCTGGTCTATACGCAGTGGGACAGTGACCCGCGCGCCTACGACCCGGAGTTCATGTCGCTGCTCGCGCACGAACTGGCGATCATGATTGCCGTGCCGCTGACGGGCAAGAACGACGCGGCCGTGGCTCTGCGGCCAATCGCCAAGCAGATCCGCGACAAGGCCGCAGCCGACGCGATGAACGAAGAGCCGTTCAATCTTGATGATCGCGTGCCCGACTGGCTGGCCGTGCGCGGGGTTCCAAGCCTGACGCGCGAGGACCGCGAGCATTGGGGCGGCGGGTGGGGCAGGGATAGCCTATACGGACCGTGGGGCGCTTTGCCCGGCTCGCCGCAGGTCAACCCGCTTCCGCCGATGATCAGCGGCCCCGGCCCCGGTTCCCCGATCCTGCCGGCCTACATCCCCGGTCTGACCGCGCCCGTCGAGCCGACGCCGCAACTGCTATCGTCGTCGGATTTCTGGGTCGAGAGCGTCGGTGGGCGCATCGAGTGGGACGGCTCGTTCGTGATCGATGATCCGTCCGAGGACAAGCGCGATGTGCTGTACGACGTGCAGGAGGACAACTGATGGCGCGCGGGTATATCCACATGGGAGCGCCGCGCGCGATGGTCGCGTATCGCGCCGGGCAGCGCCCGTCCAAGTTCAAGGCGGATAAATCGTTCCTCCCTGAAGGAGGCATCTTCATCAATTTGGTTGACAACATGCTGTGCATCGGGACCGGGCGCGGCGGCTGGGTCGAATACCAGTTGGTGCGCTCTGCCGTTGTTGACGAACCCTATCAGGTTTGACGATGGCGAAGCGGATACAGCCTCAGTTTACGGCCGGCGAGCTTGACCCGAAGCTGCACGCGCGGGTTGACCTTGCGAAGTATCAGGCGGGGGCGGCCCGTCTGCTGAATTGGCAGATCCTGCCGTTTGGCGGCATCTCGAACCGGGCGGGCTTCGAGTTCGTCGGCGCGGCGACCGGTGAGGCGAACCCGGTGCGTCTGGTGGAGTTCGCGCTGTCCGGCAAGGACACGTGCGTCCTTGAGTTCGGCGAGAACTATATGGCCGTCATCCGGCGCGGCGCGTACATCGCCGGGGGCGGCCCGTTCGGGCGGTACGTTCTCCCCACACCATGGCGCGCGGCCGACGTGGTTTCTCTGGTGTTCCAGCAGACGAACGACGTTTTGACCGTGACGCACCCGCTGTTCGCGCCGATGAAGATATCCCGGTTCGCCCTCGATAACTGGACCATCACGAGCTACGTCACGGACCCGCTCGTCGCGTCGCCGGCCGCGCTTACGCCGCGCATCAATACGCGGGCGCTTGAGACCGCGAAGGACGGCAACGGCGACCCGTATCAAACAGAGTTCGCGTATCCGTTCGATAGCGTCTACACGGTCACAAGTGTTGACGCGACGAATGGGCGCGAAACACAGCCCTCGGCATACGTGACGATCAACAACGACCTGTTCTTGCGCGGGTTCACGAATGACGTAGGCTTCGCGCCGGTCGCCGGGGCCGCCTCGTACCGTGTCTATAAGAGCCTGCGTGGCGGTCTGTACGGCCTCGTGGGCGTCGTGGAGGGGTCACAGCCACCGGAGGGCGATGGGCAACTCTACTGGCGCGATCTGAATTTCACGCCCGACACGGCGCAAGGGCCGCCAAAATCCGCAGCGCCGTTCGTCGGGTTCGGGAATTACCCGCGCGCCTCGACCACGTACCAGCAACGGACGGTGTTCGGCGGCCCGATCAACAAGCCGAACCGCATCGATCTGTCCCAGGCCGGCGACCTCAACAACTTCGATGCCACCTTCCCGAGCAAGGCCAGCGATGCAATCGTGTTCGCGCTGGCGAGCCGACAGCGGCAAGACGTGCTGTTCTTCGTGCCGGCAGAAGACTTGATCGCGTTCACGATCTCCGGGGAATGGCGCATCAGGGGCGACGACAGCGGCACGATCACGCCGTCCACGATCGATGCCAAGCAGCAATCGTCCTTCGGGTGCTCGGAGTTCATCCCGCCGATTACCGTGCTTGATGACATCGTGTTCGTGCAGGCCAAGGGCCAGATGGTCCGGAACGTCGCGTATGACTTCGGCACGAACAAATACCGCGGCATCGACATGTCCCTGCTCTCGCGCCACCTCATCGAAGGGGCAGAGATCAAGCAGATGGCCTTCGCGGGTGTGCCGTTCTCGTGCCTGTACTTCGTCCTGTCGAACGGTTCGCTGCTGGCCTGCACGTACCTGAAAGATCAGGAGGTGTTGGGCTGGTCCGAGTTCCAGACGCTGGGCGCGTTCGAGAGCGTTTGCGCGGTCGCGGAGGGCGACGAAGACGTGGTCTATGTCGTCGTCAACCGGACCATCCAGGGCGTGCAGCGGCGCTACGTCGAGCGGCAGCGCTCGCGCCGGATGAGCACGGCGGCCGAAGCGTTCTTCGTGGACAGCGGGCTCTCCCGGTCCGGCCCTCCCACCGCCCTCGTTACCGGCCTGGGGCACCTCGAAGGGCAGCAGGTCGCTGGGACCGTGGACGGCCAGCGCGTCCAGGCGCTGCCGGTCGTGGGCGGGTCCGTCGCCCTGCCGTTCGCCGGGTCGGTCGTATCGCTCGGCCTCGCCTATACCAGCGTTCTTAAGACGCTCGATATCGATGTCGGCGCGCCGGCCCTGAACGGCGAGCAACGGAATGTGACCAAAGTTGTCATCCACGTCGATAAGACGCTTGGTCTCAAGTATGGCCCAGAATACAACCCGGTCGCGAATGAGCACGAGCCTTATGGCGGATTCGGCGAAGGTCTGACCGGCGGCCTGTTTACTGGATCGTTCGATGCAAGGTTTGTCGGCGACTGGAACAATCGCGGTCGCGTGGGCGTGACAGCCTATCTCCTGCCGGCGACTGTTCTTGCCGTTTCACCGGAGTTCGAAACAGGTGGCGATACAGAGCGGCCGAAATTCTCTGACGGTAAGGACGGCAAGGCCGGAGGACGCGGAGCCCCTAGCCAGGACGATGCGGACAACTGACGTTCGCGAGATCCAGGCGACTTCCGGGTCTCGACCGATCGACGCACTGGCGCGGTGCATCGAGCAGTCCGAACACTGCTGGACCGGCCTTATTGGCGGGCGCGTCGTGTTCGTGGGCGGGGTGTCGCCGATGCGCCTGGGTGGCCGGCGCTCGCCGTGGCTCCTGGGCTCGGAAGAGCTTGAGCGGCATCCGGCGGCGTTCCTGCGGTACTGTGTCGAGAAGATGCCGCAGGTTCGGGCCGCGTATCCGTGGCTCGAAAATTACGTTGACGCGCGGGCTGTGAACACCATTCGATGGTTGAAATGGCTCGGCTTTACTGTCCACGATCCCGTACCGTATGGGATTCTACGACGGCCGTTCCACCGCTTCGAACTGAGATCCTGACATGGCGTATTCAAGCACGGAGGCTGTGAAGGAACGGCATCGGAGATATTCGGCCGCCCGCGCTAAGACGGATGAGGGTAAGCAGGCGACCGCCCGTTACCAGATGACGGCGCGGGGCCGGGCGGTGCGCCTCGTCATCAGCGCGCGGACCAACGCCAAGAAGAAGGGGCTCGCGTTCGACCTCGATACAGCGTGGGTCGAAGCGAAGATCAAGGGCGGCTGCGAGCGAACCGGCTTGCCGTTCGAGCTTGTATCCGGTGAAGCCAACCGTTCAGGCTGGCATCGCGTCGGCGATATGTCCCCGTCTCTCGATAAAAAAGACCCGTTGGGCGGGTACACGAAATACAACGTGCAAGTTGTCGTGTGGATGTACAATAGGGCGAAGGGCTGTAACACTGACGCCGCGGTCCTCGAATTTGCCAAAGCTCTTGTGAGAGCTAACGGAGGCTCCCTTGTGTGAATTGGCTACGCTCTCCCTCGTCGCCGGCATCGCTGGTGCTGGCGTGTCCGCGGTCGGCTCGATGGCGCAAGGGCAGGCGCAGAAGAACGCCGCCGACTATCAGGCCGCGGTCGATCGGAACAACGCGATCCTGTCGCAGCGTCAGGCGCGCGATGCTGTGGAGCGCGGGCAGGCGGACCAGCAGACGCAGATGCGCAAGAACGCCGACGCGCTCGGCCGGGCGCGCGCGTCCTACGCCTCGCGCGGCGTGGAAGGGAACTTCGGATCCCCGCTCGACGTGATGGGCGACATGGCGCAGTTCGGGGCGCTCGACGCCAAGACGATCGGCGTCAACTCGGAGCGCGAGGCGGCGCAGTATCAGGCCCAGGCCATGAGCAGCAACGCGTCGGCCACGCTCAAGCAGCAGCAGGGCAACAACGCGGAGACGGCCGGAACGATCGGCGCGTTTGGCTCGCTCCTGTCGGGGGCTACGTCGGTCGCGTCCAACTGGTACAAGATGAAGTAGGGCCACTGACATGGCAATTTCCGTACCAGTCCAGAACAACAACACGATCCGCACAGAGCGCGCGCCGGACCAGCGCCAGGACGCGAGCGGCGCGACGCCGGAAGCGTTCGGCGCTGGCATCGGCCGGTCCATCCAGAACGTCGGCAACACCATCGGCAACAGTGCGGACGTGTTCTCCGCGGAGGTGATCCGGCAGAAGGAGATCGGCGACGCCGGGAAAATCCTCAACGCCTCGAACCAGTTGCAAGACAACCTTCGGAATTTTCAGGCTGGCGAGCAGGCCAAGCAGGGGATTGATATCGACGGCTCTGCCAAGCGCGGAGAAGAGTTCTACAAGGCCCAAGTCGAGCAGCTTGCCGGCCAGTTTACGGACCCTAAACAGCGGCTGACGTTCGACAAGATCGCGTCGGCCTCCCGTGACAGCACGCTCGATGCGTTGTCGCGCCGTGAGGTTGCGGCAAAAACTCAGGCCACCGTCGATATTGCCAAGACGACGCTTGAGACAACGAAGCAAGCGGCGATCGATGGTGCGAACGACGACAAGATTGCCGAAGCTCAAATGAAGATTGGGCTTGCGGCGATTGCGGCAAACCCGACCGGCCAGCCGAAAGAAGTTCTCGACGCTGCGATGAAGACTTATCAGTCGGATTTGCAGACGGCGCGGATACAGAGGATCGGCGTCGATAGCCCGACTGCCGCCGCGGCGATGTATGAGAAGTTGAAGCCGCAGATCGTCGGCGCGGATCATATCAAGGTCGAGAAGATCCTTGAGCCGCTCCGCGCCCGCCAGGAAGGAGCGGCGGTAGCGGCCGAGTATGTCGGGCGTCCTGGCCCGGCCGTGCAGCGGCTGGCGCAGGCCGCGACCACGGGCGCGCCCATCTCGGCCCGCGTCGGGCGGGTGGATGTTGCGCAATTGGCGACCGCCGTATCCGGTCCGGAGAGCAGTGGAAACCCGAACGCGGTGTCTCCGAAGGGCGCGGCCGGGCTATTGCAGGTAATGCCCGGCACGGCGCGCGATATCTCGAAGCGCCTGGGCGACGGCCTGATTACGCCCGACATGTCGGATGCGCAGATCCAAGAGGCGCTAAAGAAGCCCGAGATCGGGGCACGCTACGGCGTCACGTACCTGCACGATCAGTTGCAGCGGTTTGGCGGCGATATCCCGGCCGCGCTCACGGCGTACAACGCCGGCCCGGCTGTCGCGGAAAAGTGGCTGAAGGAACGCAAGGGGCCGAACGACTATTCCACTCTGCCGGCAGAGACGCAGGCGTACATCCCGAAGGTGATGTCCCGATACGCGGACCTTGCGGGGGGCGACGCGGCCACGGTTGGCGGTCAGCCTAACGTGCTCAATCAGATCCGCATGGGCACCCTGCCGCCGCCCGGCGCGAAGATGACGGCTGATAACTGGTCGCTGAAATTCTACAAGCCCGAGGACATGCTTGCCCCGACCGGCGGCGGCCGACAGGTGGACGCGCGCGCCGCCCAGATGGCCGATGCGCTTGGTCAACAGTTCTATGATAAGACCGGCATCCGCGTTGGTATTAACGATGTCAACGACAGCCCTGGAACATCTGGTAAACGTCGTGGCGCGTCCGATCCGAACGACAACCCGCACGTCGAAAATTCGCAGCACTTGCACGGCAAGGCGTTCGACTTCCAAATTCAGAAGCTGACGCCGGACCAGAAGAAAGTGTTCTTGCAGACGGCGCGCGATATCGGCTTCTCGGGCGTCGGGTTCTATGAGGGGAAGAGCGGGCATCTACACCTCGACACGGGCGCGGCCCGGTCCTGGGGCGGATTGCCGGGCTGGGCCGGCGCTGGCATCCCGGCTCTGGGCGCGGGATCTCAGGCGGTCGGCGAAAGCCTTGGCGGTCTGCCGCTGCCGCCTTCGATGCAGGCCGGGGCCGGTGGTGGGGACGGTGTCGCGCCGCGCGTCCTGGCGTCCGCGCCGACGCGGCAGGCACAGGTGCAATCGTTCCTGCCGACGCCACTGACGCCCGACGCGCGCGACCTGATCGGCGCGCCCACGCCGGGGATTGGCGCGGTCCCAGGCCCGTCCGCCGGGACGCCGGTCAACCTGCCGCCGGCCGTGCGCAACGCGATCGACCTCGCATCCGACTTCGATCCGACTGGCATCCGCGAGGCGGTAGCGGCTGATCCGCGCCTTGATAGCCCGGTCAAGATGGCCGCGGCGAAATCGGCGGCGGAACGCGCGATCCGATCGGCTGAAGCGGACCAGCGTAGCGCGCTCAAGACGCTGCGCGCGGCGTCGATCCAGCATGTGCAGAAGGGCGGATCGGCCGACGATCTCGACCCGGACCTGTTCGCGGCCCTGCTTGAGAAGGACCCGAAGTTCGCGACCGACACCCTGCCGGCGATGGAAGAGCGTATCCGCAAGCGGAAGGACAAGACGGACCCGGAGGCGTACCGCACGCTCGCGCTGTGGGACGAGAACACATTCCCCGACCTCGACCTGACCTCCTGGCGCGGGCGGTTGTCCCAGGCCGATTACGAGAAGTTCTCGGACCGGCAGGCGACGGCACGCAAGGCGACGGCGGCCGACGCCATGAAGTGGGACGGCATACAGTCTCAGACGGCCATGGCGACGAACGCGCTCAAGGCGGCTGGGATTTACCCGGAGAAGGACGACGCGGAAGCCAACCGCCGGTCCGGCATATTCATGCAGCGGCTTGAGACCGCGCGCGCCGCGTTCGTAGAGCAGAACAAGCGCGAGATGAAACCGCAGGAGATGCAGGAGACAATCGCGCATCTCATGACGCCCATAGTTGACAGCGGCTATATCTACAACGGCAAGACGCAATATCTGTTCGAGCAAGGAACTGCCGACGAGAACACCTTTCGCAAGCGCAACGAATTGCCGCCAGTCGGCTTCAATGGGCAGAGCTTCGTATCCGCGCAGAAACTTGAAGACGTTCCGCCGGCCGCGCTGCAAACGCTGTTGGATAACCACGTTGCGGCGCGTGGCTCACCTCCGAACGCCGCGCAGGCCATGCGATTCTACAACGATCGTGTCGCGCTTGAGACCGGGCGCGCCCCGAAACCGGACGGGCCGACGCGGAACGAGATCATCGCCTCGCTGCGCAGGCAGTTCGGGGCAGGCATTCAGACGGACCCGGCGCGGGCCGCCGAGTTCGAGGCGAAAATTCAGGATGTCTACAATCGGACGCTGACGCGCCTGTTCACCCCGACACCGGCCGCGCCCGCGCCGTTGCCAGCAATCCCGTTCTGAGGACCGTACATGGCCGGAATGTTCGACGCTGCCGCTGACGAAATCGCGGCCGGCGAGGAGAAGGCCGCGCGCGCCGCACAGCCGGGCTCAACCCTAATGCCGCCGCCGGAAGCGCTGGCGGCCCCGTCAGCGGCACAGAACCCGTCCGACGTTCTTCCGGGCCTGCCGGCCAACGACGCCGGCCCTGCCCCGGCCCAGGCGGCGGGCGGGGCATCTCAGCCCGCGAGCGCGCCGGACGTTCTCGCCCCGCCGCCCAAGCCCGGCTTGTACGATGCGGCCGTGGCCGACATCGCGACCGACGACGCGGCCCGGTTCCAAGGGGCGCTTGAGACGGCACGCAAGACAGACCCGGTCCGCTACACGGAAGCCGCCGACATCGCCGCGCGTGATGGCCTGCCGCTCGATTTCGTGCAAGCCAATCTCGATGACCTGAAGTCGCGCGCGACCGCCAACGATATGCGCAAGGCACTCGAAGCGTCGCCGCGGCTGAAGAACTGGTTCCTGACCGGCGACAACGCGAACACGGTCAAGCTCGATGACCTGCACAAGCTGTCGGGCCTGAACTGGTTGTACGAGGCGAGCGCCGCGAATTGGGCCGAAGGCTGGCAGCAGCGGCAGAGCGCGGATGTGCGCTACCGCCAGATCTTCGGGCAGGCGTCGGACGAAGAGGTGAAAGCCGCGGACAAGGCGGACCGCGAGGACAAGCGAGATTACGGCGTGGAAGGGTTCTTCCAAGGCGCAATCCCTGGCCTCGCGCAGCAGTTGCCCAACATGATCGGCGGGTTCGTTGAGGGCGTGAGGAAAGCCCCTTACGCGGCGGCGCTGGGCACGGCCGCGGGCGCGGCGGTCGGTTCGCTCGCGGGCGGCGTCGGTGCGGTCCCCGGCGCGGTCTCCGGGTTCGGGTCGGGCGTCGCCGCCGGCATGATCCAGGGGCGGGCGCTGGACAGCTTCAGGCAGGAGGCGGGCGGGGCGTATTCCGAGTTCCTACAGATCCGGGGCGACAGTGGCGAGCGCATCGACCCGGCGGTTGCCAAGGGCGCGGCGCTGATTGCGGGCGTCGCCAACTCGGCGCTTGAGACGATCGGCGAGGCGGCGCTCGAAAAGCTGGTGCCCGGCCTCGACAAGTTCGGCGTCGGCGCGCTGCTCAAGCAGGGCTCGCGCGACGTTCTGAAAGAGGCGATCAAGCGTCCCACGATTCAGGCGGCGCTGCGCTCGTTCGGTAGCAACGTCCTGCGGGGCGGGGCGACGGAAGTCGGGACGGAGGTGGCGCAGGAAGCCGTCACGATCATGGCGCGCATCGCGGCCGAGAAGAACAGCTCGGGCGAGTTCCAGCCGATGGAAGCGGCCGAGATCGGCACGCGCCTCCTCGACACGGCGGAACAGACGGCGCAGGCGATGCTGGTGTTGACGCCGGCTCTGGCGGCGCCGCGGTTCGGTCGCGACCTGTCGAACTGGCGGCGCAGCGAGGAGATGCGGTCTGTCTACGAGGGCGCGAACACGGCCGCGGCCGAGACGGAGCTACGCACCCGCGCACCGGGCAAATACCTCGACGCGGTGAAATCGTTTCTACAGGACGGCAAGGCGTCGGATACGGTCTACGTGCCGGCCGAGAAGATGACCGAACTGTTCCAGTCGATGGACCTGACGGCCGCGGATCTCGACGCGCGGATCGACGGGTTCTCGCAACGCTACGCGGAAGCGCTGGCGACCGGCGGCGACGTGCACATCGACATGGCGGACTATCAGACGCACATCGCCGGCACGCCGCTGGGCGAGGCGCTGATCGAGCATCAGCGCTGGAACCCGGAGATGGCGACCGTGGCCGAGGCGCGCGAAGCCCTGGCCCAGGCGCGCGAGCAACAGGACGCGGTTCTTGAAGAGGCGCTGAAGGCGTCGCGCGAGGACGCGGAGCGCGCGGCCCCGCGGCAGAAGGTGCAACAGGCCGTCTATGACATGCTGGTCAACATCGGCGAGAGCCCCGACACGGCCCGCGCGCAGGCGCAGGTACAGGCGGCGTTCTTCGACACGACGGGTCAGCGGGCCGGCGTCGATCCCTACGAGTTGTTCCAGCGGCAGGGGCTCGATATCCGGCGGGCGATGCCGGACGGCCTGGACTATCGCCGCACGGATGAGCTTGACCTTGCGCTTGACGCGGTGCGGCGGGGCGACGGCGACCGGGCGGCGCGCCTGCGGTCGCGCGGCCAGGGGCCGAGCTTGGGGGCGTTCCTGGCGAACCAGGGCGGGTTGAGCGAGAGTGACGCCTTTGCCGGCGAGCTGCGCGCGCGTGACCTGAAGGGGCGCAACGGCGGCCGGCTCCTGGGCAAGCCCGGCCGCGGGCTCGACCTCGACACGGCCAGCTTGCGGGCGGCAGAGGCCGGCTACTTCCCGAACGCGGTCAATGAAGACGGGTCGGTCAGCCGCGAAGGGCTGGTGGACGCGCTGCTCTCGGCGATCGATGAGGAAGGTGCAGGCCGGAACCTGTACGCGATCCATCCCGACGACGTGCAGATTGACCCGCAGTTGGCGCGCGTCGAGAGCTTGGCGCAGGAGATGGCGCAACTTGGCCTCGACCCGGCGTCGATGACGAACGATGAGATCCGCGCCGAGTTGCTGAAGGCGTCCAGCCCAAACGCGACCGAAGGCGCGCTGTTTCAATTCGCGGGTCCGCGCGCCGTCAGGGCGACGCCGGCAGGCTCGACGGAGCGGAGCCTGCTGGACCGCGCCAAGGACATGGCCGCGACCGGTGCGTATCCGGATGAGATCTACGAGGAGACCGGGTTCTTCAAGGGCGTTGACGGCAAGTGGCGCATCGAGATCGATGACACGGCCGCGAAGCTCGACCTGTCCAAGTTCGTGGAACATCCGGACGGCGGGGATGATTTCAGCGGGCCGCTCGGGCAGGTGTTCGACCATCCTGGGCTGTTCAACGCGTACCCGGCGCTGCGCGACATGCGCGTAGAGATTGGCCTTGGCGGGGATAAGAACACCGGGTTCTATCATCCGC